TCTACGCGAGAATTTTCACCATCAGAAGGAAGTGGAATATAAAGTGTTCTGTGATTACGTCCACGCAAACCAGTTTGAAAAAATTCAAGCAACTTACGCTCTGAATCAGCAGAAAGTTTAGCACCTTTAACAGTAATAATGTAGCGAGGAACTGCTTTATTTTCAAAGTAATCAAGGTTGAATCTGGTAGCAAATTCATCACCGGCTACAGCATTTTTGGCGGAAAGAATATCTGGTAATCCATAGTAAGTATTTGTTGGAGTATATTTTTTAAAATGAATTACTTCATTAGGACGAGGATCAGTTCCAATTTGGTCAATTGTTTCTGTGTCTCCAAAATTACGGAAATATGTGTACCGATTGTAAACAACTTGTACAAAACCGTCGCGGTGACGACGAATTCTCATAGTGATAGTTGGAATATGACCAATGTATCCTATTCTTCCGGTACTTGTTCTACCAATTTCCATATAAGCATTACCAGTAGTTTCAAGATCTACATATATTTTACGCATGATTCGTAAGAATGAATCATCTGAGTTCATAGATTCAAGGTAGTCAGTTAATTCTGTCTTAGCCTTCATAATTTTCCGGCGAAATTTATCTAATTTAGCCTCATCATCTAAAACATCTTCGATTCGATCTAGGGTTTTTTGAGTTTCTTCAAAATGGTAACCTAGACCAACAACGTTGGCTGCTTTTGCATTCACGGCGGCATGATGAAAGGGTGAAATGTCATAAAGTTGTGCTAAATACATTAAATTGTATGGTGGTTGCACAATTTGGAATAATGAATAACCAGTTAAATCTAGTGGATCAAGTTTCTTTGACTTTGCATCTTCAATTCCTGTGTAAGCCTTAGTCATTCTTGTTGCTTTACGCTTGAAATTGGTGCTAAGTCCTTCTAATTTGCTTAAGTCATCCCAATTTTTGTTAAATGGGTCATCATATGATTCTTGGGCGGGCATTCTAAAATAGTCGTTAGATGACGATACTTTAATTAACTGAGTGTCATCATCATCTAGGCTATCATCTATTTGTAATCCCGTCATTTAAATTAATCCCATCTTTTTCTTTTCCATTAAATCTTCTTTGATTGCAGGAACATCTAATTCATCAGGAATAAGTCCCCATTCAAGTCTTTGTTTTTGTTCCTCATATTCATCATCAGTAACTTGACGATGACCACCAAACCATACTGGCCTTCCGCCCTCTAACCCTAGAGTTTTGGCTGCGGCTTTAAGAGCATTAATCTTACCAATGTCGCCTTTCATAGCAGCAACATTAAGATAATTTTTATCTTCATCACAAACTAACCCGCCATCTGGCATTTGCCATAGATAAAGACCATAAGGAACTTCTTCAATTACTTGCATTCTAGAATTTTTCATAACATGATAATACCATTTTTTGACCATAAAGGCCAAAAAAATAACATGAGTTAACCAATTTTAATTCCAGAAGCAGTAACAGAGGCACTTGAATATCTATTTTGTTGCCAAATTACTGAAGATGAATCAGAAATAGATGCAGAATTATTTCCAACATAACTTATATATCTTAAACTAGCACTATTAGACGTTATTGGTCTATTCCACATATTAATATTTCCATAAACAAAATGTGAATGACCAGATGCAGTATTATATAAACCATTTATTATTGTTGTACTGTTTAAATCATAACCAGATGCTGTTCCAAAATCTAATAATAAATGATAGTAATCTCTAAGGTTTACCGATGTTGAATTACTTGTAACATAATTACCATTAACATAAAGTTTGGCGGTAGCACTTGGAGAATATACAAGTTTTTTAGTAGAACTATCAACATATAAATAAAATTCAGTTGTTGCTACATCAGCAGTTGATGCTGAATATAAATCTGTATAAGTGTCTTGATAATCATTAAAATGTGAAACTACATAATCAACATGAACAAGATAGTTGCTAGCAGAATTAAAAGAATTTGGTTTAAACCAGAAATCCATACCATAAGTATTAATTGCTGAAGTTAAATTTTTAATATAGGCATAGCCGGGAACATAATTACTAGATCCAGATTCTGGATTAAATTTAATTCCAAAATTATCTTTTCTATAATTTATTGCTTGAGTATTTCTTTGTATTGTAAATGGTTGTGAACTAGATGAATCTGCTTGTGGCAAAAATTCATAATTTTTATCTTTAGAAAAAAAACTTAAATCATTATATATTGATATTTGTAAATTATTAAAAGATTGTTGAGGAATTTCTGTTTTATAATCATATGGAACTGTTACTTTAATTAATACATCTTTATTAATTCCTGATGCTGAAAGATATGGTATTGGAGTGCCCCTCGTTATTGGATACCATAAAAATCCATTATTATTTGAAATTTCAACTTTAACATTATCCATAGAATCCCAAGTAATTTTACTTCCTAAAATTCTATTTCCTAAATTAGACAATGATAGTGTTTTTATCCAGTACCCTATTTGTGAAACAGAATAATCATTTGTTAAATGTGCTAAAAACATTTTATTTTCAGTAAAATCTATAGTTGAAAAATCTTGAACAATAAGGTTTGAAAATCCAACATTTTTTATTTGTGATGTATTAACAATTGCAGGATTAGTAATCATATTTCCAATATTTAATATTGCACCATTTTCAATTTTTATGTTATTTATGGCTACTGTGCTAGAAGTATTATTTCCATATAAATTTACTGATCCAGAATTAATACATATGCCAAAATTATAACTAGACCCACTTGATAGCGTTGCAGAAACACTATTTAATAATGTTATTGATGCAGAATTTAAATCATAAGAATAAAAATAAAAACCACTGGCATTTATTTTTGAATAATACATAGTGTTATTACTTTTTTGATTAAAAGAAAATATATAATCATCTCCGCCACCAAATTTAACTTGTGACGTTAATGTAAAAATATCATTTTTTTCAAACAAATTACTAAAGTTTTGTAAAACTAAATTAGCACTATTTAATAGATATATTCCATCATTAGAAAAAGTAGCACTAGCAAACGGATTTATAGATTTATCTAAAGAAAATTCAACTATATTTTTATTAACCAAACCTTCATGACTATCTACAGATAAATTAAAAATTTCTTTATTTTCTAAAAAATTATTTCCTAAAACTTCTGTATGATAAATTACATGAGAATCAAGTTCTTCTAATTCAAACATTGACGTATTTAATGTAGTTGTTAACAAATTAGGTTTATCGTTATGATATGCCCATGTTGTTTTTTGCCTCATCTCTGTTGTTTGAACTTTATAATCATAAAATGCTAAATCATTAATTATATAACTCATACTAGCAGAGGGATTCAATGAATTTGAAGATATTACAAAATTGTAATTACTAGTACCAACAGCGGGAAATAAAGAAAAATCTTTAACTGATCCCGGCGCTCCAAAATCACCATTAACAGAAATAGAAAGACTTTTTTCATTATATTCTGCAACAATATAAAATGATGTATTTAAATTTCTAACAACAAAATATGCTTCTTGATTTTGACCATTTGAATCGTTTATTTTAAATCTAAAAGTATTTTTATTGTAATCATAATAAATTACACCAACTTCAGTTGATCCATTAAGTAATTGTATAATTTTTAATTGATCATTTGTAAAATATTGTGTTGCAGAACTATTATTAACATCAAATCCTGCTCCAGTCATTATTGAAGAGTCAAAGGATACCCAGAATTCTATAGTAAAATTACATCTTTCAAAACCTTGATGGAAAGCATCATATTTATTAGGTATGACAACAGATCCAGAATTAGGACTAATTATCATAGATGAACCTGAATTTGAAACTAATGGAAGAGCGGAATAATTAATGCTGCCTATTACAGAAGCACTGTTATCATTAACAGATAAATCTTCTGTAGTACCATTTAATTTCCAATAACCAATAGGTTTATTAGATTGAATAATTGAAGTATACGACACAGCACGGCCCTTTTTGTTTTAATTATAACATTTACTTAGTGATATCTACTACTTCACAGACTCCCGCCGAACATGCTAAGTCTTGAGTGCCAGTTGTTCCATCTTCAGTTTCATAAAGAGTTAACATTTCCCATGTAATTCTATCTGGAAA